ATTTATTATTGTTAGTATTTACTGAATACCATATCTTACTTAACTTTCTATTACCATCTTCGGTCATAAAAGTTAACGCTGAAGCGTCTATTTTTTTTACTAAAGTTTCTCCAGTACCATCTGATATGTTAGTCAATTTAACTACATACTTTATACCAGATGTATCTGATATGGTTTGAGTTGTAACTGTATCTGCCATTATTCTTCTCCTAATTTCTCTAATTGTTCAGTTATTTCATCATCAAAATAACCCTCTAATTGTTCTTTTTCTATCGTGTTAATAGTAGCAACATTATCTACAGCAAGTTCAAATTTTTCTGCCAAATTATCAACAGTAATATTTTCGTCTTCTTCTATAGTTTTGTATATTTGTTTAACAGCGTCTTGTAAAACAGGAGTTAATTGTTTAAATGCATTACTATTAAATAGTTTTTGTTCTTCTACAATGTCACTTACTCTTAACATTTAATTATACCTCTGGTGTATCAACTGCTGGTGTTTCTGGCGCTAAATCAACAGATGGTTCTGTTACTTCAGGAGCCGTAGCTGCTGACATTTCTGCACCTGTTTGACCTGGTGTACCATCGGCATTTGTAATTGTTCCGTCTTGATTGAATTGTCCTGGAGTTGCTACTTCAGGTTTTTTATCACCAATTGCGTTAAACATATTGCCAGCAACATCTTGTCTTTTCTGGTCTAATGCGTCACCTACTTTTGTTCTTAATGCGTCTTTAAAAGCGTCACCGGCTTCTGCGTTTTTACCGGCACTTAATTTATCTATAAAGTTTTTTACTTCACTACTCATAATTGTTCTCCATTAATTTATTAATTGAACGAATCCTCACTATCAACAACCTGATCTTGTGGTGATGATATAATTCCATCGTCAATTTCTTTTTTGATTTGACTATCAATCTTCTCTATATCTTGATCAGATTGTTTTAGTATATTTTTTCTAACATACTCAACTGAAAAATACTTACCAACATAATCTCTTACATCGTTAGCCAGTTGTATTCTATCTTTTAACATTTCAGCCTGCTTTAATTCTGCAAAGTGACCGTCTTGTAAAAAATCATAAAAAATATTATCTCTAATCATTGGCCATTCTTCTTCAGCAATGATTCCTTTTAATATTAATTGTGTTTTTAAAATATCATTAAATAGTTCAATAAATTTTTTTCTTAATTTTTGAACAAATTTAGTAAATTTTAATTCGTCTCTTGTTATTTCTGTTGATCTTCCTAAATTAAAACCTGTTGAAGCTTCTAATCTACTTGAAGGTACATTCAATGATCTATAAAGTTTTGCTCTAAAGTATTCTATGTCTGTAATCTCACCTAAATTCTGACCACCTGGTAAAGTAGTAATATCTGTACCTCTACCACCCTCTCTGCTTGGTAACCAAAAGTCTTCTAACATTGACATATAATTTCTATCGTCTCTGATTTCACCAGTAGCTGCGTCATATACAAGTTTGTTTCTGTATCTTGCCATAACGTCTCTTAAATATTGTTCAGCTTTCATTTTAGGCAAATTACCAACATCAATTTTGAATATACGTCTTTCAGGCGCTCTTGCTATTCTGTAAATAACAGCAGCGTCTTCAATCATTCTTAATTGATTAACTGGTTTAATTGCTTTATGTAAAAACGATAAAATTAAATTTTTGTTTTGATCTATTAATCCTGATGGACAAAATGCGATAGTGTCTACGGCAATTTTAATACCTTGTAAACTAGCACCACCTACACCTCTTTCATTATACAAAAAGTATTCCATAGTTTCGTCTACTAAATTCGTAGCCGATGGAGCAACTCCGTCAGGTCTTCTCTTTCTTACTTCTCTGATTTTTTTGATTTTCCGAGGATCAAGATATTTTAATTCTGTAATACCTTTCTTACCTGATTCTGTATCAATTATCTTTTGAAAGTATATTCTACCATCAACATACCAACGTCTAAACAACTCGTGGCCTCTACTGTTGAATTGTAGTAATCTTAATATCTCTGTAAATTCTTCTTCAAGTCTTCTCTTAATATCCCTACTGTAAGGAACATTATCTGTCATTAATCTAACAGCCTGTTTATTTTCGTTTGAAACTATTGCCTCATTGACAATATCCTCAATCGCCATATCACATTCTGGATGTATTGAAATTTCTCTGTATCTTCTTATTAGATCCGCTTCAGTCTTTGCGTTTCCTTCCATGTCAAGGTGAGACGCAAAATACCCTCCAGCAGCGACTACTTGTGTACCGTCCTCTGCTTGTGGTGTACTAAAGTTTTGTTTTGGATCGGATTTAGGTTTATCTCGTGTAATCTTAAATCCAAAAAACTCTGCCATAATATTATCTCCTGTTTGTTCTACTACTACTTATAATAGTTTTAAGAAGGCGGTTTTTAGGCCGCCTCCTAATTTTGTATTACGTTGTAGTATTTGTTTCAAAGTATTGATATTCAAACGTCACACCAAAAGTTTCTATTTCTGTTGCTTCGCCCATACTTAAATCAATACCACCGATCTCTGTAGGAAACAGTCCTCTCAAAGTATACGATTTAACGTTATTACCATTTCTGTCAAGATGATCAACAAAAGCGTCTACTTGGTAGTCAACTGGATTAGTTAACCCCTCGTTATCAGTCATATTATTGATACCATTCTGCCATCTTTCAAAAGCATTTCTGATTTTGAAATTTGTATCGTTTAGTACCGTAATTGACCATGACGGAATTGTTCTATCACCTGCAATTTTAATTGCTCTACCTCTAAATGGAACGTTGATATTAGCAACGGTCATACCTGGTATAGATGTAGCTGTACATAAAAATGCTAAGTCTTCTATTTCTCCACCAACCTGTGCATAACCAGGAAAAGGCATTGTAACCTTAAACTGATTGGCTCTTGCGCCACCGCCTGCAAGTTTAGCTTTGAAGTCATTAATGTTTGCCATTTTTTATTTCTCCTCTACTAATTAACCGCCTGCGACTTCTTCAAAAGAAACGCCGGTTCGTGTTGCGATGAATTGTAATGTAATAAAGTTGATACTTCTTGCTGGTTTAATAAATATCTCAGCAATAAATTCATTTCTATCAATTACTTCACCTGTGTTATTTGTTTCATCACATACTACTAAAAAGTCTGTGATACCTCGTCTACCTTGTACTTCTCTTAAAAAAGGTTCTACAATGTTTCTGAAATTCGCTCTTGTAAATTCATCATTGAATTCAAAAAGTTGGAATTTAGAAGCAGTTGATATTGCCTTCTCTAAAACAATGAACAATCTTCTAACGTTGATTCTATCAAATGCGCTAGGAGCAGATAAACCAGTTTTATCTCCAAACAATACTGTACCTTGGCCTGGGAATGTAACCACTGGGTTAATTCTTGCTTTGTACAATTCGTCTCTTTGAGATTTACTTGGATTATATGCTAACTTAACAGCACCTCTGATAACACCTCTGTTTAATCCTGCTGGAGAAAACCAGCTATCTGCGATTAAGTCAGTTCTAGCTGCTAGGCCTGCAATGTCACCGTTTAATGGAACAAATCTATATACGTCATTATATCTGTCGTACATGTATTTGTAACCACTATCTAACATAACGTAAGATGAAGAACGAATACCGTTCATAAATGCTAATACGTTTTGTGTTTGAGTGATTGAAGAAGTGATACCAGCAACATCTGATCTCTCTGGAGATACGAATGCGATAGCGTCTTTTCTTTTTTCTGCAATTGTTATTAGATCGTCTACATGTGTAGCGTTACAAGATCCACCGATGATTAAACCTACATCAACTGTTTCTGCGTCTTCAAACAACTCGTAAGCAGTTTTGATTTCGCCAGCTGTTGCTGCTGAACCATCTGCACCGTTAACTAAAGAATCAGTTTTTGGTGTATCAACTGCTGTGAAAGTTATTCCTGCAGCTGCTGAACCATGGTTTGATCCTGAAGCGTGATGATCCATCCAGTAAATGTAATTTGATTTATTATAAATTACGTCTCTTACATAGTTTGAATCGCCTTGTGGTGATTTAGCGTCTGAAGCTTTTGATACTCTATCGTAAACTTCAATTACTTCGCCAGTTTTTCCTGTGATATTACCGTCTTCGTCTACAACGACAACGTGCATTTCATCATTTACTCCGCTTTTTGAAGCAGCGTAAGGAGATGTTCCTGGAGCACCTGAAACAAATTCATGGAACTCCCAAAATCTTCTTACGTTTGCACCATCAGCTGGTACTTGATGTAAACCACCTTGTAGTGTATCCGCTCTAACAAAAGTTATGTCGTTAGTGTTAACACCTGTTATTTTATATTTTCTGCCATCATAATCTGTTCCAGCAGCACTCGTTGAAAACTCAACGATATCGCCGACTGCAAAACCAGTTGCGTCATCTAATGTTACTGTTGTGTGACCAACAGACATAGCAGAATCACTTATTGTTGTTTTTGCATCCTCTTGGAAAGCTGTTGCGCTGTGACAAGCAGAAACTTTAAGGCCGTTGCCCCATGCTCCCGCTGTTCTAGCTGCCCATTCTCCGACAGACGCCTGACCAGTATTGTAATTATCCTGGTAGTCTTGTGTATTTTTGATAGCAATTGCTGAGCCTGAAACGGCTGCGTTTGCTAAACCAGTATTTTGTACTCGTACTACTCTTAATGCGTTAGAGTATTGTAAAAAGTTTGCAGCTGAAAAGAATGATTCAAAATTTGAATTATCCGGTTTGCCGAAAACATTTACTAACTCTTGTTCACTAGAGATTGATGTAATCTCATCTAAAGGACCTTTTCTGAACTCGCCAGCAAAAGCGCCTATTGAAGTTGATACAGCAGGAATGATTCTAGTTAAGTCTCTTTCCTGTACAAGAACACCTGGTGATACTTGAAATGCCATAGGTTATTCTCCTCTTAATTAGCTAATTATTAATATATTATAATTCACATCTTTGTAAGTTTTCTTACATCCATATTTAAAGCCAGTACTGATATTTATAATAACCTAGAAATAGACTATTGTCCCTTTCTAGAAACAGGAAACCATCTGGTACCGTACTCATCAACTACTTCCTCGTCTTCAGGATCAGTCACTCCATCGTCTACAAAACCAAATGGTGCCATGTCCTGTTCTATCAAATTCTTTTGTTCCTCATACATTTTTAAACGTGCATTGGTATTTGTCAACTCCTTAAAATAAGGTTGATTAGATAACCAACCAAAAATGACTAAACACATCATTAAATCATCATTGGAACCGTCTTCGGCCTGCCAACTTTGACCTCTTTTAGTAAATGTTGACATCTCCTGTATGATATTGAAATCATTAACAACAACTTTGTCTCCCTCAATTAATGTTTTTAAGTTTGAACAACCTACTTTTTTAATAGATTTTGTCATACGAACACCCATAGATGAACCACGACCACTATACATAGCACCTAATATTTGACCAGCACGACCTTTTTGTGTTGTCATTAATAAATTAGGGTACTCAATTTCAAATTGTAAGGCTTCAGCCACTTGTTGGCCTATATCATTTACCTCTGTTAATATATGTGCTTGATTATATGCTAAGCAAACTCTAGATATTATATTAGGAAATACAAAAGGTTTAATTTCGTTACTTCTATATTTTGCTACAACTTTATAAGGCATACTAGTTACATCAAATACTAAAAAGGCAGAATAATCTTTATCTACACCACGTGATACATCAACAGCAGCCACATAAGTGTGTCCTTCTTTTTTATCTTCATATATGTCAACGCCTTGAGCAGACTTTATAGGTGTTATATAAGGCGTTGCCTTAATTTTAGAAGCTGATATTAAAGTATTTACAGAACCTAAAAACTCACACTCAAACTCTTGTTGGAATTGTTCTTCACTTGTGTTACGTATTGTTTGTATTTTCCAATCTTCATCACGGCCTGGCACCTCACTCCAATGTACCTCTATAGGAATGTAATCATTTTTTTTATTGATAGCGTCCATCCAAATCTTATAGTACATGTTCATACCATAAGGTGTAGATACTATAATCATTTTAGTTCTTGTACCAGCAGATATTGTAGGATAAACTGAACTAAAAAACATTTCAGCAATGTTAGTAGGTACGAAAGCAAACTCATCAAGAAAGATAATATTAAATGAACCACCCCGAATAGCACTTGAAGAAGTGGCAGCCGCAACAATGGTAGATTTATTTTCTAATTCTATATTACCTTTGTTCCAGTTTATTACACCTTGTTGTAACCATTTTGGTAAATTTTCATATGCAAGTTGCAGTCTACCCAATATATCTCTAGCAGTAGAACTTTTGTTTGCAAGTATGGCTATGTTAGAGTTTGGATTAAATAATGCATAATGCAATAGATAAGAAATAGTTGTTGTAGATTTTCCTGATTGTCTTGGTAGTTTACATATAGTAAATCTATTATCGTGAATTTTTTGAACAATATCTTTTTGAAATCCATACATTTTAAAAGGCACAAGACCCTCATCAAGAGATACAATACGGATATATTTTTCCATAAAGTATATTGGATTGCCAGCACATTTCTGGTATTCTACTATTTGATCTTGTGAGTATTCAACAGGAGTATTAACCTTTTTAAGGTTAGGATTCCCTAAATATGCTTCACTCATTTTCTACTCCTTTTTGGGAGTAATATTTTTTTCAATTGTATCATCATCTTTCCTATTTAACATTTTCTGTAACTCGGCAGTTGATCCAACAAAAAGAGCATTTTTTACATTTGTACTAGCAGACTTTGGTACTTCTTTTAAATCTTTTAATTTTTTTTGTAAGTCTTGTAACTTATCAACTGTAGTTGCAACTTGTCCTAACAATTGACCTGCAACCTCATATGCTCTAGGGTGTTGGCCTTCTTTTGCTATCTCTAATATTCCATCAATGGCTTCTTGACCTTTATCTATTAGATTGTAATAACTATCTCTACTATAAGCGTAATCTTGATTGATATCTTTTTCTGTTTTTATTTCTACATCACCTTTTGGTCTTTCCACAGGTGGTTTAAATTCTTTTGGTTGTGTAGCTTCAGGTATACTTTCAATACCTAGAATTTCATTTACCTTGTCTTCTAGTTTGGCCATAATTATTCATCACTTCCTGTCTTCACGTTATATTTTTTACCGTCAGTAAAATTTTCTATTGTTGTTGTAAATCCAAAATCATCATTCACATCAGCTGATACTGGATCTGGTACAACTGTAATTCTTTCTTCTCTTGGCGGAGAGTTTTCCGTATCAGCATATAAATCTGCTTGTACTTTTTTAATAACACCTTGATTAGTTGTAGGCCCAAATAGATATGTTTTAGCAGTGAAATTCATTGAGTATATTACTGCTCTTCTATTTGTAAATGCACCATCATAGCTGTCTTCATAGTTTACACTGTTTAGAATAATAGGTACGTCTCTTTTTATATTCATATCAGGCATAACATTTACTGTTACTGTATAATCTGGTTGAAAGAAAGGTAATATTTGTTCTACAATTTGTAAACCATTTTCAGCAGTTGCTGTAAAAGCATAAACATTTAAACTTATGTTATATGGTACAGGTGTATAATTAAAACTTTGTTTTTTTGAATCTTCAAAATCTGTTGGCGATGTTTCTAATAATGGATATTCAGCATATCCTGTTGTAACATTTGCTTTTTCAAACTGAATATGACCACTATCATCTTCCATATATACTCTGTCCATTTTAGCAACAGATTGATCTCTTGTCAATGGTGTTTTTTCCGTTCTATATTTTTGAACCCTTGTTAATTTTCTACTAGGGTCATATGATAATCCTGATATTTCAAAACCTATTCTAGGTAAAGTTAATGCCATTGATCTATCATCTAAATCTTTTTGTTCATCTAAACGGACTAAAAACTTTTCTTTAGGAGCATATGCTAAAGGAACTTTTATTCTTTTTAGTACAGCACCAGTATCCTTATTAGTACTTTCAATAACTATATTATTAAATAGTTGTCCGAAAGCAATAATAATCTTTCTTAATCCTTCATTGTAAAACGGTGTTCCAAACATTATTGTCCTTTATTGGCTATCTTACCTTTGTTAATTCCTTCTTTAATTACATATTTTTGTGTGCCGTTTGCACCGGTATTTACTTCTTTTTTTAAATTTTTTGATAGTTCCATTTGTTTTTTTTGTTTTAAAGTTTTATTATGAAACTCATGTAATTGTCTATGTCTATCTCTTTCCATTAAATGTCTACCTCCCCAAATGGATTTCTTTCTGTAAAGTCTAGTACGTCATCTGCTACAGAAGCAGTATCAAAACCGGCCGCTGTATCTAAATCTAAATTTTGTGCATAATCTGATTGAGTTTCTACTGTAGTTTCTGTGGCGTCATATTCTTCGTTTAATAAGAAGTTAGCATTACCAGATGATTCATCATCTTGTTCTAGTTGCATACTACCAGCTTCGTTTTCTAAACGCACTCTGTCTACTAATAGATTAACTGAATTTTCTCTTTCTCTTTTATCAATGTCATTTATTCCGACATCTATTTCTTCGTTTGAATATTCCCAACGTGTAACTCTTAATTTGTAAACAGGTAAGTTACCTAATTGAAAAAAAGGTTCCTGATCTTCTACAAATTGAATTTCAAAGAAACTGTTCATCAAAGGAAAAAATAATATATCTCCTTCGTTTGGTCTACCTTTTACATTTAATTCTGTTTTAATGTCTATCTTATTATGAAAACGTCTTTTAGATACCATCAATGTAGTATCTTCTCTAATTTCTAATCCAAACTTATTGATTAATTCTTGTTGACCAGCAAATCCTTCAGTAGTTTCAAAATACATTTCAATAGGAAAAGCATTTTTAAATTTACTATTAACGTCTTCACCTAATACTAAATCTCTGTTTACAATTTCTCTCGGCATATAGTAAATTAAATTACCATATATTTTTAATCCTTCTATGATTAAATCTTCGTATAGATATTTTTCGGATGCATTTCCGATGCCATCTCCGTGCTGAAAGTATGGATTCATTATTACCATAGTTTTTATCCTATTAGAAAGTTATGAGGCTCTTCAAACGTTGTACGTATTTCTGTTTCTAATTTTTCACACTCTTGTAGTGATTCAGAATATATTTGACCTCCGTTAAGAGTCACACCACCCACCATAGCAACGCCATTGAATTTAGATAGGTTTGCTCCCCATTGTTTTTTAAATAGTGTTGTGACATATCTTTTTAACCATTGGTCATTATATACATCTGTAAATGTTTCTGGATCTAATTTTCTAAAACAATCTATTACTAAAAATTCACCTACTTGTAAATCTTCTTTCCAATCCATATCAATGAATAATTTATTATCGTTTTGATTAAATCTTAATGGTTTTTCACCAACTAAAATGTGATCTAAAAAGTCTAACTGTCTCATCACAAGATCATAGTTAACTACCGATGTTGAAGAAAAATCATAGAGATCATTTAGTCTCATCTGATATCTTACATCAAATAAATTCAAACTTCCTTTACTTGAAAAAGGAAATAAATTAGTGACAGATATAACTGATTCAGGAACTACTATAAAATTTTGATTTTCTTTCCATGTTGTAGTTACCGAATTTTTAGTTTGTGATTCTGCTACGTCTCCGTTAGTAACAATTCTATCATAATCAGCTTGTGTATACTCATATTTTAAGTAACATCTTCTTATTGCATTCATATGATATTGAGAATAATATTGTAAAGCTTCATCTAATCTATCCTCTAATTGATCATTGTCAACGTTAATTTCTATAACAGGTTGACCTAATGCTCTTAAAGCGTAGTCTTTTAATTCTTCTCTTGTTGTTGGAGTTGCCATGTTTATATTTATCCTTTTTTTTAATCCTTTATACTATTCAACTAAATCCCAAGTTTGTGTTGATTCATTCCAAGTATAGTCGTTATCATCATCTGGATAAGCAACTGGTGCTTCCCAAAGACAAGTTGTTTCATTTAATATCCAACTATTAAAAGGTTTAGGTGATATGAAAGCGTCTCTAGTTTGGTCATAAGAATAACCAACTCCAGCATAATTTTTTCTAAATGGTGTTCCACCTAATCTATGTTCTCCACCATAAGTATTATAAGAAGTCTGTTTCCAAACATCTCTTGAATTATATAAATTATTTAAAAAATCTATTCCTGCTTGTTCAGTTGTTGCAATATCATTTGATACTACTTCAACTCTTTCAATTATATTACCAACTCCTAATTTTGCGAAATGTGCCATTATGCTGTGTAACTCCCACTTGCGTTATAAATTAATATTGTGTCTGTTCCATCTGTTGTAACAGTTGGAGAACCTGTTGTTGTGCCAGAATATTGTGATGTTGGTAATCTTAAAATTACGACACCTGAACCTCCTGCTCCTCCTGAATGACTACCTGAATTGCCTGTATATGCACCACCTCCACCACTACCAGTATTTGTTGTTCCAGCAGTACCATTACCAGCTCCAGATGAATTTTTTCCATCACCACCTCCACCAGTTCCTCCACTACTTGATACGTTTCCAGCACCTCCACCACCAGCACCTCTAGATACTGACGAACCAGTTATAGAAGAAGATAATCCATCTCCTCCATGACCAGCACCATCTGTACCTCCAGCTTCAGAAGCTCCACCTCCTCCACCAGCTATTTGACCTGAATTTTGTCCTTGAGAAGAAGTAGTTTGACCAGAAAAACCTTGATTAGATGTTCCACTTCCACCTGTTTGAGCAGTAAAAGCACCTCCACCACCACCAGAACCACCAGCAATACCACCATCATAATATGTTCCACCTCCACCACCACCTGATGAAGTAATTGTTGTAATATCAGAACCAGATATAATAGAATTAGAACCAGTAGCACCTTGATTCCAAACTGAGCCAGCAGCTCCTCCTGCACCACCTCCACCACCAGCACCAACTGTTATTGTATAAGTTGTTCCAGTAGTTAAATTTAAAGATGTTTCAGAAGAACCACCTCCACCAGAACTTTCTGTGGAATAAGAATTTCTGTAACCACCAGCACCTCCACCACCACCAGCTGTATCAACTTGACCACTTGAGCCACCCCCACCACCTCCAGCAATAACTAAAAAGTCTGCTATAATAGCTGAATTAGTTGGGTCTATTCCTTGGTCGCCTGAATTAACTCCAGATGTTGCAACCCAACCTTGAGTAGCATCTGCGTAAGTTATGGTTACGCCTTCTCTGTTGGTAGTTAAAAATTTATCACTTGTTCCACCTTCTATATTTAAACTAGAAGTTAATGTAATATTGTTTGTGGCAAAAGTACCTGCGTAATCTACTATTTGAATTGAATCTCCAACACTTGCTGAAGCAGGAAGTGTAACAGTACAAGCATTTGATGTTGTGTTAATCCAATAACCATTTCCAGCTACTGCTGTTAAAGTTGTTCCTGTTACGATAGTTGATTGCCAAGAAGTTCCACCAGATCCACCAGAAACATCTGTAAAAGATAAATTTCCTGAACCATCTGTTTTTAAAACTTGATTAGCGTTACCATCAATTGTTGGAAACTTGTATGCGTTGTTGAATGTAATAGCACCACTATCATTACCATCAATCTTAAATTGTGTTTTACTTGCGATATTAGGATCCGCTGATGTACCATCTGTGTTAACTGAAACAGCAAACTGTGTTCTATTGGCATTGTTAGTGTTATCAAAAGCAAAACTACCACCGACAATAAGTGATGAACCATTATAGTATTCGTGGTTACTTCTAAATAGATAATCGCCTGATGATACGGCACTTGGTGAGGCAATTGTACCTCTGTATCTTCTTGTTCTTACATCTGGAGCGTCAGCACTATCATTGTACTGTTCCATACGAATTTGTGCTGTTTGAGCATCTTCGCCTGTCATATGTAATGTTACTTCAGGTGAGGATTGATTGATACCTAATCTATTATTGCTAGTATCAACTGCTAAAGTGCTATCGCTTGCAATACTAGAACCATCACTACCAACAACAAGTAATTCGTTAGCAGTACCTAATGTAATACCAGTAACACCATCCAAATAGTTAAGTTCCGTAGCAGTAGCAGTCAACGCAACTGCTTCGTTTATGTTTGGACTAGTAAGTGTTTTATTTGTTAATGTGTCAGTAGTGTCTGCTAGTACAACTGTACCACTTGAGTCAGGTAATGTTATATTTCTGTCTGCTGTTGGGTCAGTAACCGTTAGTGTTGTTTCAAAATCGTTTGCTGTTGATCCTTCAAAGATTATATCTGTACCTGCTTTTAATTCTAAGTCACCAGCATATGTTACAGCAACTCTTTCAGCACCGGCAGAATACATTCTAACTCCACGTCCTGCCGCTCCGTTAAATAACAAAATTCCACCATTTTCTGAAATATACGATTGATTATCTCTGAATTGTAATTGTCCACTACTAACCATTTTCAATGATGTATTAACATCTGGTGTTGTAAGTGTTTTATTTGTTAAAGTTTGTGTTTCGTCTAATAAAACAATATTAGATCCTGTATAACCTGATGAACCAGTGTAACCTATACCAACTGATCCTGTATAACCTATACCAACTGATCCTGTATAACCTTGTGATCCTGTAAATCCACCTGTTAATGGTTCTAAAGCCCATGCGTCCCCATTCCATTTCCATGTACGTAAACCTAAATTATATGTATCGTTTAGAGACGGACCTGATGGAAAGTTTATTGTTGGCATTTAAATTTTGTTCCTTCTATTTGTTCTATCACCATATTTATAATATTTATAACATTTTAAACAAGTTATTTTCCAATAAAAAACCCCCGAAACCTAGGCTCCGGGGGTTAATTTTGCACCTTTGATTACTATAGATTATTATGCTTTAACAATCTTTAGCGTGTGAGTTGCAGCTGTCGTTACCGAACCTGCTGGAAACTCTTGCGCTCTATAGTCATCACCAACTTGTCTAGTATTGTAACTAGAGCCATCAAGTATAGTGTTAGCCATACCTGTACCTCTTGTAGTACCTGAACCATTAAAGTTGTATCTAATCGTATATCCGTCTACTGAAGCACTTGCAGTCGCTCTAATCCACTCTTGACACAAAGTATCAAAAGATGAACCAGTTTGTTGTAAGTGAGTTGTACCGTCTATATTTAATAGATTTTCGTAAGATGACGTAGCACCATTTACTCTCTGTAAATAGTAACTAGTAATCGTAGTTGGGTTATCTTGTGCGTGGTCACCTATAGATCCAGCAGCATAAGCGCCAGTGTTGGCTCTTGTGTCAATGAATATAGGTGTGTTTGAACCACTAACTTCAGTAGCACCACTAACAGACGCTGAAGATGATACAAAATATGTACCACCTTGTTGCGTTGTAGTTGTACTTGCTGTAAGTAAATCAATAGCAGGATGTAAGAACGTATCCTTAATATCTGCTAAAGGCATAGCATGAATTTCACCACCACTTGTGTAGTATACCGGCCATGTTGTACCTGTATCAGTTGTCGGCGTAACCGAAGCAACTGTTTGACTTACTTTATCATAGTTTGTTGTTACAGTTTGAGGGTCTTGTGTTGTACCTGATCCTGGAAAACTAGTAGAACTATTAGAAATAGCACCTGCTTGTAATCTTGTATCAGAAATTGCTCCTAAAGAGCCACTTGAACCTACTACTGATAACGTAACTGACGGCGATAAAGAATATTGATAAACAATATTATCTATAACTGCGTCAACTTGAGCTGAAGTCATTTCAACTAGATTTCCACTGCTGTATACTAATGGGTTTCTTGTTGCCATAATTTATTTTCTCCTTTTAATTTGCTCTACTTATTATGTAGCGTTACCTATGATTGTTTTTAATGTAGTACCTGAACTATTTTTGATTAGTAAAGTTACAGCTGAGCTGAAGTTACTTGAATCAACAGTGTCTACTTGAGCACCTTGTGATCCTGTAAATCCAACAACACCTTGGTTAGAAAGCTCTACCCATTGTGTACTGTTACCATCGTTGTAGTAAAAGTATTGTACACCAGTTGCGCTGTCTACCCAAATATCACCTTCGCCTACGCCAGATGTTGGCGGAGTAGATGAAGTTGTGATATCAAGATTACCTTCAGATCCAGTGTAACCAATGTCACCTTTTGATCCTGTGTAACCTATATCACCTTTTGATCCTGTGAAACCTAAAGATCCAGTGTAACCAATGTCACCTTTTGATCCAGTGTAACCAATGTCACCTTGTGATCCTGTGAAACCTTTAGAACCAGTGTAACCAATGTCACCTTTTGATCCTGTGTAACCTATATCACCTTGATCCCCTTTAGAACCAGTGTAACCAATGTCACCTTTTGATCCTGTGAAACCTTTAGAACCAGTGTAACCTATAACACCTTGATCCCCTTTAGAACCAGTGTAACCTATAACACCTTGATCCCCTTTAGATCCAGTGTAACCAAAAGATCCTGTGAAACCAATTGTACCTGAAAGGTCAGATACGAATGAGTATGCTGAACCGTTCCATAGGTATAATCTAGAATTTTCGGCGTCTGTTAAAGAGCCGTTTTCAATGATAGCAAATTCACCAGTATTAATGCCTGATGGACTTGTATCCGCTGTTAAGTTAGCGACACTAGTGTATGTCTTCGCAATGTTGAAGCCTAAACCAGTATCCCCTTTAGAACCTGTATACCCGATATCACCTTTAGAACCAGTATAACCGATTGATCCAGTGAAACCCGCTGTAAGAGGTTGTAGAGCCCAGCCATTACCATTCCATTTCCACTGTCTTGTACCGAGAGTGTATATGTCATTTAATGCGGGACTACTTGGAAAGTTAATTGCCATTTTTGTTGTCTCCTAATTTATTATTGTTTTTTTAAATTTAAAAATTCAATTCTTTATCATATAATTCTTGCAAGAAAAGTCTTTTTTTTCTTTTCTACATCTATTTATAATATAATTCTTCTTCAAATCTGTTAATAATACAATAGTTTTTAATTAAACTATAGTAATTGTTCCTACCATAGAACCATGCGATGAACATTGATAGTATAATGTCGCAGGAGCACTCATAGGAACATGAAATATAACTACACCTGTTGATCCTGAGGCGTTATTATCAGTAACACCTGTATCATATACTGTTCCACCTGTACCTGTAGTAGATTGTATTCTAAATGGATGTCCACTAGTTGTATTTCTAAAGTAATATGTTTGACCTTTTTTAAGGTAGATAGTAGGATTATCGCCACTCGTACTAGGGAATCCTGCACCATCAAATCTGTATGCACTTGAACCATTGGCTGTTACAACAAATTGTGAAATTGGAGTTTGTGTTTGTACCCAACCTGAACCATCATAAACTAAAGTATGGCCTTTTTGTGGTGTACTAATAGTTACGTCTGTAAGAGAAGATAACGTACTAGCACCAGCTGAACCTGTAAATCCTACAACACCTTGGTTACTTAATTCTACCCATTGATTACTGTTACCATCGTTCATGTAGAAGTATTGAATACCTGTTGCGTCATCAATCCAAACATCACCAATACCTGCTGAAACTGGAGGAGTTGAAGCAACTGCTATATCTAAATTTCCCTCTGAACCTGTATAACCAATTATACCTTGATCACCTTTTGATCCTGAAAAACCTATTGAACCTGTGTAACCAATAACACCTTGATCACCTTGATCACCTTTTGAACCTGTATAACCAATTATACCTTGATCACCTTTTGATCCTGAATATCCTATATCTCCTTTTGAACCTGAAAAACCTACAGCACCATCTAAACCATCAGCACCTGTTGTTCCAGTATCTCCTTTTGATCCTGAATATCCTATATCTCCTTTTGATCCTGAAAAACCTATTGAACCTGTGTAACCAATAACACCTTGATCACCTTTTGATCCTGAATATCCTATAGCGCCTGCTGTACCAGTATCTCCTTTTGATCCTGAATATCCTATAGCGCCTGCTGTACCAGTATCTCCTTTTGATCCTGAATATCCTATATCTCCTTTTGAACCTGAAAAACCTACAGTACCTTGATCACCTTTTGATCCTGAATATCCTATAGCGCCTGCTGATCCTGTAAAACCTACAGCACCTGCTGATCCTGTAAAACCTATAGCGCCGGCTGATCCTGTATAACCTGATCCACCACCAACACTGAATAATGACCAGTTGGCGTCGGCATTTGGCACTGCACCTGTAACACTACTACGTACTTCACTACCTTGAAGTTTGTAAGTATAATATTTGTCTGCTGTGTATGTAGTTGAACCTGAAGTATATCCGTTTTTAACATATACTAACATACCCTCTGTTATTCTTGCACCTGGAATATCTGTTAATCTATCTCCACTATCACCAGAAATACTTTGAAGTGTACCTCTAACTTCCGTATCTATAACGATAGGCGAGTTAGTGCCGGTACTCCATGTTCCTGGCCAGACGTTTCGTGTTAGACCATCGTAATTTGTAGCCATACTATGCTCCTATCTCCACGTAAGTTGTTCCTGGTTGTAAAGTAAATCCATATAAATGATAACTTTCTCCTGTTTGTCCTGATAATGGTGAATCAGGTACTAGTGTAATTGTTCCACCATCTGTTGTACTAACATCACTTAATAATCCTGCACTTGCACCTGTTTTAAATGTACCAGGTTGAGACGCTGAATTTCTAACAGCAAACCAAAATGCCCTAGGATTAGAATCTGAATTAGTAACTGATTGTACTGAAAATGTTCTTGTTTGATCTGACAACTGATTAACTGCCGATTCAAAACCTGTAGATGTTGAATCATCTATTATATCGGAGAGTGTTGGAGTAGTTCCTACTCCTGTTGTCCAGATCCAGAAAGACGGATACGTAAATGAAGCAGATATGTTGCTTGTTGTTGACGACTGATCTGTCGTATATGAGGAACCTGTTACATCAACAGGTCTTGTAAACGTACACGTATTTGAGATAGTACGTGTATCGCTTGTATTGTCTTTGTGTATAGGTGATGTAAATGTAAATGTCCCACTCACATATCCGCTTCCTGAATTTGTACTCAAAGAACCACCACTTGCTGTTAAAGCATGTGAAGTGTTACTTGAATTTGATATACCACTTGTGCTAGTAGAGTACGATGTACTAGCATAAGATTTTAAAAATGTTTTTCCGCTAACATTAGTTTTAGATAAACTCATAGACGCTGTTGACCAGTTTACAGAAAAACTTGTATTTGAATCTGTATATTCTGATTCACTGCCGTCATTATGATTAAATTTAATTGTTGCACCAGCCGAACCTCCAGTACGACTAGTTGATATTGGTCTAATATATGAACTTGAATTGTCTACAGTAAAAGTTTGATTCCAATCTACACCACCTGCTGGTGTTTGTGAATAACTACCTGCTGAATAATTACTTAAAGTACCGTTAACACTTCCACTTGATTGAGTGATAGAGTAAACTGAACTTATAAAATCGTTTGTGACATCACTAGGGTTATCTACTGATACAGAAAATCCTGTACAAGGAACATCCCAATTTAATGATGAACTTGGAGTTGATGAAGCTGAAAATGTAGGAGTAAAAGTTGCTAAAGTTAATCTTAAAAGATCACCTGAAAATTCTGCTGTTCTAACTGTACTTGTTACACCACTTTCTATATAACCTGTAAGTGTTCTATAATCTCCTGAAGTTGTAAATACAAAAGGAGAATCTCCTCCTGATCCTGCTGATCCTGTAAAACCTACGGCACCTGCTGAACCAGTATAACCACCACCTGGACCTTGAGGACCTGTGGCACCTGCTGAACCAGTGTAACCTATACCAACTGATCCTGTAAAACCTACGGCACCATCTGAACCATCAGCACCTGCTGTTCCTGTATCTCCTTTTGAACCTGAAAAACCTATTACACCTTGATCACCTTTTGATCCTGTAAAACCTACGGCACCATCTGAGCCTGCGTCACCTTTTGATCCTGAAAAACCTGTTACACCTTGTATACCTTGTGAACCTGTATCTCCTTTTGATCCTGAATATCCTATAGCGCCTGCTGTACCAGTATCTCCTTTTGATCCTGAAAAACCTGTTACACCTTGTATACCTTGTGAACCTGTATCTCCTTTTGATCCTGAAAAACCTACGGCACCATCTGAGCCTGCGTCACCTTTTGATCCTGTATATCCTGCTCCGGTAGAACCAGTAAAACCAACAGCACCATCTGATCCGTCAGCACCTTTTGATCCTGTATAACCTACTCCTGTTGAGCCAGTGAAACCAACTGTACCAGATGAACCTGTGTACCCTAAACCTCCTGAGGATCCTGTAAAACCTACAGCACCTACTGAACCAGTGTAACCACCACCTGGACCTTGTTCACCACGTGATCCTGTGAAACCTTGTGAACCTGAATAACCACCTGGTGATCCGGCAGCCCCTGGATCCCCTTTGGAACCTGTAAAACCTGTTGGACCTCCTGATCCTGTATAACCTATACGTCCTAGGCCGACACGAACACTAGCGTTTTGAATTACTGGCATATTGCGATACTTATTTCCCTCATATTTTTATTTTAATGTCCAAGCATTGACATTTTTTTAATATTCTGTTATAGTATATTTATAAATAAACTGTAGTGAGTTGATAATTTAAATAAATGATTTCTATTGCATTTTTAGATATAATTGGTCTTCCGTATGACGGAGATACATTAAAGAAAAGAGGCCTTGGTGGTAGCGAGTCTGCGACTATCTTGATGGCCAAAGAACTAACAAAGTTAGGTTTCAAAGTAACTATTTTCAACAACTGTAATAAAGACTCAAAACTCGCAAGAGAAGGCACTTATGATGGTGTACAATATTTTGACAATACTATTTTAGATTATAAAAGTGATTTCAAATTTGATATTGTAATTTCATTAAGAACTATAATTCCTTTCATAACACCTAACTTATATAAACAGTTTGAAGGATATAATCCTCAAAGATATTCAGCAATCACAGCTAATGCTAGACATAAAGCAGTTTGGATGCATGACACATTTGCAAACGGCGATCTTATATTAGAAGACCTTTTAATACAAGGGCATATAGATGAAGTATTTACTTTATCAGATTTTCATTCAACTTATGTGATGAATTGTGACCATGGTAAAAGAAGAAACATGGAAGTATTAAAACATAAATTTTTTCAAACTAGAAATGGAATAGTAACTTATAAAAATGATGTTGATATAAGAAAGAAAGACCCACACTTATATGTTTTCAATGCAGCTTTCACAAAAGGTATGGCACCTTTAGTTAACGATATATGGCCAAAAATAAAAGAAAAAATACCTGAAGCTAAACTAATATGTATTGGTGGTTTTTATGTTTTTCCAGGACAAGAGTTAGACGCTCAAGGAAAAGAATGGACTAAAATGTCAAATGATCCTAAAAATAAAAATTTAGGTATAGAATTTACAGGTGTTATAAAACAATCTGAAATAGCAGATATATTAGAAAGAGCAAGTTATAAATTATTTCCAGGTGCTTTTCCTGAAACATTTGGTATATCATCTTTAGAAGCAATAGCATATAACACTCCTTTAATCACTACACGTTTTGGTGCTTTAGAAGAAACAGCAGTAAACGAAGCTTGTTACTTAATAGATTATGCAATAGAACCTAATGGTTTATTTCCATGGATACCAAAAAAGAAACAAGTAGATAAATTTGTCAACACTGTATTAATGGCTCATCATAATAGATATTTACATCAACAAAAACAATATGCTTGTAATCAAATTAAAGGTATTGTAGGTTGGGACTCTGTAGCCTTACAATGGAAACAACATCTATATAGACAATTAGGAAATTACTTATCAAAAGAAGAATATAGAAAAGTATGTCATATAAATTCTAGAGTTAGAAAAGTTTTTGGTAGAAGATTTACTAATATAGAAGAAAATTATTTACCAAGAAAAGTAGAACAAAAGATAGTTATAATATCTCCTACTTACAACTCTGAAAAATATATTAGCAACTGTATTGAATCAGTTGTCTCACAAGATTATGATAACTATGAAATGATTGTAATTGATGACGCCTCTACAGATAATACTTACAACATTGCCAAACAATGGGAAAGTGATAAAATAAAAGTGATTCGTAATGAAGAAAATAAAGGCGCTGTTAGAAATCAAATAGAGTCTATAAGAAAATATTGTAAAGAAGATGACATTGTTATGTTTTTAGATGGTGATGATTCTTTTATAAATGATAATGAGATACTTCACTTTTACAATAATCTTTATGACGGCACTACAGAATTTACCTATGGGTCTTGTTACTCAATGGTTGATAGAATACCTTTGATAGCACAAAACTATCCAGAGGAAATAAAACAAAAGAAAGAATATAGAAAATACAAATTTAATTGGAACATGCCATACACACATTTGAGAACATTTAAAGCAGGACTTTTAAATGATATTGATGACAGTAATTTCCAAGACGAAAACAAAAACTGGTACAAAGCTGGCGGAGACGGTTCTATATTTTATTCACTCATAGAACAAGCTGATCCAGATAAGGTAAAAGTTGTATCAGATATAATATATAATTATAATGATATAAATCCTTTAAACGATTATAAAATTAACGGAGACGAACAAACCAAAAATGCGAATAGGATAATGAAACAATGAAAAAAGTATTAATAGCAATACCAACAAACAAGTATATAGAACCAGAAACATACAAAGCGATATATGATCTTACAATACCAGAAGGATACAAAGTTGAATTTCAATTCTTTTTTGGTTATCAAGTAGATCAAATTAGAAATCTAATTGCTAAATGGGGAGAACATTATGATTATTTGTTTTCAGTAGATAGTGATATATCTTTTGATAAAGATACACTAGTTAAAATGTTAGCACATGATGTAGATATTGTATCAGGTCTTTATATTCAAAGAATACCAGGAACACACTCATTAGAAATTTATGAAGCTTCTAATAACGGTGGTTCTAGACGTATTCCTTGGGTAAAAGTTAAAGATACTCCGTTTTTAGAAATAGTTGGTTGTGGTATGGGTTGTGCCCTTATTAAAGGAAAAGTATTTAGAGAAGTTGGTTATCCTCAATACACATATCATTCAGCACTTGATCATAATAATACATTATCTGAAGATGTTGACTTTTGTAGAAAAGCAAGAGCAAAAGGTTTTAAAATATGGGCAGATACTACAATACGTTGTAGACACACAGGTAACAGTACATTTGAAGTAGGACAAATTATGGATAATCGTAATATGTTTGAAGAAAAACCACCTATTGAAAAAACTTATGTTCAAGAAGTTGAAGGCAAAGGTGAAAAAGATACTAGATTTATTGATAAGACTGCAAAAGATGTTAGTAGAGTTTATCCAGGTATTGATCCTAAAACTGGAAAATATTCACTAGAAGTAAATGAAGGAGAAAAATTTACTGGTGATAGTGTAGAATATACTTCATTAGCAGAAGCAGTACAAAGATTAAAAAATCCTATTGGTCAAAGTATGGAGATTGGTGTTAGATTAGGTCTAGGAAGTAAAACTATTATAGACGCATACAGACATTATCATCCTAATACTAGTCTTGTTCATTTAGGTGTTGATCCATATGGTAATATTGACTATGCAGCTTCTGATAGTGTATTAGCCAGAAAATTTAACTATGATAATTTAATGAGAAAAACTACGCTAATAAATTTTGCTGAAGATTATCCAGAGTTTCATCTTGTAAATCTAGAAGATTCAGAATTTATGAATAGTTTTGCTAATGGTTATCCTGTCTATGATGAATATAAAAGAATGATAGACAAATATGAAATGATACACTTTGACGGTCCACATGATACAAAAAGTGTTTTAAAAGAAGCAGTATTCTTTAATCAAAGAAAAGCAGATCAAACTGTATGGGTTTTTGACGATATAAGTGGTTTAAATTGGGCTACTCTAGAAAGCTTTATGACTAAAGCACAGTTTAAACTTGTTAACAAAGGTATGAACAAAGCAGTATTTGAATATCTTGCTTAAAAAGATTTGACTACAGATGGAGTTACGATAACAATACCCTCTAATAAACGAGTAACAGTACTATCAGCGTGAGTAGCTACAACATCAAATACGTGACGACCTGCCTTTAAAGCTTTTGTTTGATCGGCAGTTAAACTTATAGTTACCACACCCTCTGTAGGATTTGTTACTGTACAAGTAAATGATGTTCTAGGATATGTAGAGGAATAACCTTTAGACATTTTAGCAACCATCGTAAATCCAGTAAGATCAAAATCTGTACCATCGGTATTAGTGACTTCTAAATCGTATGTAAAATTGGACCCTTGGTCTATCGTTAAGTTTGCTATTCCAGCCATACAGTTATTTATATTCGGAAAGTTGCCATTTTAGATAAAATATTATATACTATATAGTATATAACAATGGCCTAAAAGTGTAGTGGGAAAGTGACGTGAAATTCGTCCAGATTACTTGATACGGTTATACTCCGAATGCCACCTAGGCCATACAACGAGCAAGGAAACTCAACATGATAAGATTAATTCTTATATTAATCTTGGTATGGGCTAATGTTGCCTATTCCAAGGAAGATGATTGTAAATGGGATGACGATATTCCTTGTCTTACAATATATCCAAACATAAACAACTCAAACGCATTAGGTGATAAGATAACACCTACACTTACAATTAAAAAATCTGAAATTCAAAAGTATAATCTAATTGATTTACCTAAAGTATTAAACTATGTTCAAGGTTTAGACATAACTCAATCAGGTCCTACAGGTCAACAATCATCGGTGTTTTTAAGAGGCACTAATTCTAATCATACATTAGTATTATTAAATGGAATATCAATCAATGATTACTCTACACCTACAGGCGCCCACGATGTTGGTCAAGACTTTATGTTTAATGTTGTACAAATAGATGTATACAAAGGGTCACAAGGTGCTCATTGGGGAGCAGACGCTGTTGGTGGTGCAATTAATTTTAGAACAACTGTAGATTATGATAAAAAATTAAGTATTGGTGGTAATGGTAATGATAAAACTATTAGTGGTAATTACTATACTAAATTAAATGACTTTGATATATCTTTTTCAGCTGGC